CGCAGTTGTTGGCAGACAACATTTCGGTAGCAGGGCCAAACGCGGTAGCAACGGCTTCGGGCGTTGTTTACTGGATGGGTGTGGACAAGTTCTACAAGTACGATGGTCGGGTCCAAACCCTGCGCTGCGACTTGCGCCAGTACATCTACAGTGACATCAACTTAGATCAGGCAGACCAGATTTTTGCCAGCACCAACGAAGGCTTTAACGAAGTCTGGTTCTTCTATTGCAGCGCAAACTCTGACACCATCGACAAGTACGTGGTGTTCAACTACGCCGAAGATAACGGTAACGGGGTCTGGTACTACGGCTACATGACGCGTACGGCTTGGGTGGACTCGGCGTTGCGTGACTACCCTATGGCGGCCACAGAAATCGGGAACGTGGTGTATCACGAGCTGGGTGTCGACGACAACTCCACCGACGTGCCCACAGCTATTCGGGCGTTCGTTAGCTCGGCCGAGTTTGACATCGACGACGGCGACCATTTCGGGTTTGTGTGGCGTATCCTACCGGACATCACGTTCCGCGGCTCTGAGGCCGACAGCCCCCAAGCCACCCTAACGCTGATCCCCATGCAGAACTCGGGGTCAGGCTACAACTCACCGCGGTCGGTCGCAGGTAGTGAGAGCGCAACGGTTGTGCGCACCGCTACAGTTCCGATCGAGCAGTTCACTGGGCAGGTTTATGTCCGCGTGCGGGGCCGGCAGATGATTTTGCAGCTGGAATCCAACCAGTTGGGGTGCACTTGGCAGCTTGGCAGCCCGCGGCTTGACATCAAGCAGGACGGCCGACGGGGTAACTCATGAGCCAACTGGTTGTATCCGATTTCGAGTTGAGCCAAGTAGCGCCGCCCAACTTGCCGCTTGCCCCACTGGTGTACTCCCCACAGTTCCAAGATCAGCTGAACAACGTCCTGCGGTTGTATTTTGCGCAGCTCAACAAGGTTGTGGGTCAGTTGAAGGTGGCCCCGACCAGTTCGGTGGCAGACCTCCCGTCCGCTGCTACTTCCGGCGCGGGCTCTCGGGCGTTCGTTACGGATGCCTCTGGCCCCACATTTGGCGCCACTGTTGCAGGTGGCGGAGCAGTCGCGGTTCCGGTATATTCGGACGGCACCGACTGGAAAGTCGGCTAACCCGAAAGCCCCTATGACAGCCGCAGAAATTATCCGCGCCCACGCCGCAAATCAAGGGCAAAACCCCAATACGTTGGCGGCGAGCATCAAGAAATTCTTGGCCCAGCCCGAAACAAAAGTTGTTCGAGAGGGCGACTGCATGTTCTTGGTAAAGACGCAGGGTAAGGTCGGCAATTTCTACATTTTGAACGGTGGGAGCGCAACCGGGTATATCCGCGCGCTTCGCGCGTTCGCCGACCTCATGCGGCGCCTTGGGTACAAGAAGCTTGCCATGCGGGTGCAGGAC